GGAACCTGTTGTGGTGTCAATGCCAGTGCCGCCAACTGCGTAGGCTTTTGATGAATAGTCTGTGCTGACAACTTGGCCGTCCGTCTTGGATGCCCAGTCTCTAGCTTCGGATACGTCTACGAGCTTGTCTGTATTGGCAGATGCAATAACCGCCGCTTCGTCTGCGAATGTTGTGCCGGATGAAAGGCCATGGACGATGTAAACGTCCTTGTTTGTAAGCGTGATAAGGTCAAAGTTATTGTAGGTGGTCGATGCGTTGAAGGTGCCAGTGATATTGAAGAAAGTGGTGATGTCCGTCCAGCCAGCGTTGCTGTTGGCGAAGTTGCCTGCGCGGAACTGGATTTTGTCTGTGGTCTCGTCAAAGCGGAACTCAAAGTTGGCCGAGCGGAAAACGCCGCTGCCGTCAAACAGGTCGTCCATCAAATCAGGGAGCGTGCGGCTACCCTTCTCTGAGTTCTCCATATACGTGTCAAGAATGTGGTCGCCTGTCGTTGCGCTCCGAAACCTTAACTGTTCACCTGTAGGACGCGTAATACCCATCAGTCATAATACCCCATGTCTTTCATCAGACGTACTAACTTTGCCTTAGTAAGCGTGTACTTGTCGTCCAATGCGGTTGTGTTCGTTAGACCTTCAAGTTCTGAGATACGTTGGCGCATCTCTTCGATCTGAGATTTAAGGGCGTCAACTTCAGAGGTGCGCTGCTCATCGCGAACGTCTAAATCGCGCTGCTGTACGCGCTCAACCTCGCTGACATAGTCAACGACCTTCTGATCTATTGTGGAAGCTAGGGCGGTTTTCTTCTGGCTCATCGTCTCTTAGCCTCACTCATTGGTATTAGGTTGCCCTTCTGAACTTCGTTCTGGACATCACCTTGTGGTTGTACGGATGCACCGCGCATCTTCTCCATAAGCTGCATCTGCTGGCTGGGACTTGGCCCCTCTTGCTGTAGCTGCTCTTTGGAAACGCGGAAGCGGTCTAAGTCTGTAATGCCCATCGCGCGGATTGCCTCTTCTGCAATCTGGCCAGCGTTGTATTCCATGTTCAAGCCAGTCTGGGACATGATCTGAAGCATGTTCATCCATGTTTCTGCGTTGCGCGTCGGTTCGAGCGGGAGCGTGCCGTCTATCACGAGATAGTCGATGTCACCCTGTAGATTTTTTTGCACGTCGTAATCTAGGTAGCCGTCCTCAACCATGCTTGCGAGTTGGTTGGGCATGTTCTGCTGGTCTATCTTTATAGAGCCTTGCATAGATAGGCTGTCTTGGATGTTGGCCGTCATCATTCTGACCATCGGGCGGATCGTTGTGGCAGACATAATACGAGCCAAGACGCCAAGACGCTGGGAGCCAAGTTGTGTTAGGCGTTGTATTTCTGTGGCCGTGCGTATGCCGTCTGAGGTGGGCATGCCCTGCTGGGCGTCGGACGCTGCGCTGACGCGCTGCTTGAGTTCAGACATTGCACCAATGTCGTTGAAGTGACCGCGCGTTACGTCTGGGACTTGTGCAATAAAGACGCCGTCGCCCGGTTTACTACCGGGCAAGGTGCGGACTACACCCCATGGATTGCGGTCGATCAAGTCTGGGACTGACACTTGGGTCGGGTCAACAAAGATAAGGTTGTTGAGGGCTGCGCTGATGTTGTCGATGCGAGAGCGCATAAGATAAGTGGCGATGTCGTGCATCGGTAGAATGAGGTCGTAAAGGGATTGGCCGTAAGTTTTGTGCTGGTCTTGGTATAAACCGCCAATGACCGTCGGAAACTGCTGGCCGTATGGGTTGAGTTGGAAGCGCAGGACTACGTTCTCATCGAGGATTGTGACTACAAGAAAGATTTGGTCGATTGCTGGAATGCCAATCTCATGGCCAGAAAGACGAACCCACGCCTCGTCTACTACGCGGCTGTCGCCAAGCGTGAAGTAAGCGTGATCCATGCGCTCGCGCTGATTAGGACTGGCAGGGTCTATGGAAAGACCCCGCCCTTCTTCCTGATGCCACTTATGCGCGTTCCAAGCATTTCTGGGAGGCGAAACCTTGTGACGCAGGGCAGGGAACTTCTTTAGCTTTGGGTACATGCCAGAGTAGAGAAGGCTGTTGAAGCTAGAGTAGTCGGAGAAAACAATGTACTGCATGTTCTCCCAGTCGCCCCAGTTTACACGGGGGTCAGGAAAACAGCGGCGGGGATCGAAGTTGACTATTTGGTTCTGGTTTGACTTGGCGTCCCAGACGACCTTCGTCGGAGCGAAGCCATAGCGTATGCTGTCCAATAATAACTGTGCCAGACGTGCCTCTCCGGCGGTTCGCCGCATCTGCTGATGTAAAACACGCTCCAATATAAGCGAGGACTGTCGGGACTTTCGGTTGAGACCTTCAAGCTGGAACATGGGGTTACGGCCAGAAAGTGCGGCCATAAGATATGTGAGGACTGTATCCGCAATGGCGCGGGTGTCGGCGATGACTGCTTTTTCTCTGAAGTCTGTCGCGTCTGGCCGAACATATACATCGTGAGCGCGATCAGCTTCCTTCCAATGGTCATAGCGTTTCCTAATCTTGTGATAGGACATGTCGACCATCGACTTTACATAGTCGACAATGCGACGCTCCTGCTCATCGTTGAGAAGGTGCGAGATGTCTTCATATGCAACAAGCTGGTCGGCGAACTCAGAGAGATCGACAACTACACCCTCGTTAGGGCCAGCGGTGTATTCCGCGCTGCGATAGGCGGAACCTGATGCTGTTGTACGTGCTTTGGGGCCATTTACGCTCATGGACTAAAGATACCTTCTGTTGTGTGGTTGGTCGTCCCTACAAACCCCAGCCTGTCCATTTTGGAATGGCGTGACCGACGCGGGTTTTTAAGGATTTCCCGAATGCAGAAATGTCGTGGTTGTTAAGAGATTGGCTCGCGTCTGCGTGTAGTGACCACGCTTCAGGGCTGATGGAAGTTCGTGACAAAATGTCGATGGCCATAGTGGCGGCGTCGACTTGGTCGTCGTGGTTGCCGCCGGGGAATGTTACGCACTCGTCAATGAACGGGTCTAGCCAGTCGGAAGTGTCTGGAATAAAGACGCGTCCGCCCTCGATTATTGGCAGGATAGCGTTGACGCGTGCGACCTTGTCGTGGACTACTTTGTAGGGGATTACGGCCATGCCGCTCTCGCGCTTGAGTTCTTGGATGAGAGACTGGCCAGAGGCTTTGTCCTCGATGTACATCGCGCGTAAGCCGCGACCGCGCCAGCGGTTGTTTAAGCGGATCAGGCGTTGCTTGAGCTCGGGGAAGTCGTACTTGCCGCGCATGATGTCGACGATGTAAATGTCGCCGTTCCTATCCATGCCAGCGACGACAGCTACTGAGTAGTCTGCTGTTTCGGTTTTCTTGAAGGCCGTGTCTACTGCAATGATTAGAGTGGAGAAGTTTTCTGGCGAGAGGTCGGATGGGTACTTCTGCCACCACTCCGTCTTGATTAAGTTACCACCCTCAATGAATGGCTGTTGCTGATAGAGTGATGCGAACTCGCGCGGGTTAAGACGTTCGCGCCGCTTGAGGTCTTCGAGCGGAAAGCGTGAAGGCCAGAGGGGAGCCTCCTTGGTTTCGTAGATTGTGCGCTTGGCATTGGATACCGAGTTGATCTCTTTGGTCGGGAGATACTTCGGGTGGTCTTCGGGCAAGTGATTGCGGCGGATTTTGCCGCTGTTTACCTGCTTGATGGCAGGGAAGTTGATGTGGTGCCACCTGCCTTCAGCCCAGTCTTCTGTTTGTTGTAAGCGGCCTGCTAGGTCGTCTGGATGCCAGCGTGTAAGGATGATGATCTGCTTTGGCTTGGTGCCGTTGCTTTCGGGTTGAAGGCGAGTGGCGAGGGCAGAGGTGTAATAGTTCCACGTCTTGTTGCGCTGGGTCATGCTTTCCGCGTCTTCGCGAGCTTTTATGGGGTCGTCGACGAGCAGGAGGTTGGCAGGACGGCCAGATGTGGTGCCGCCAATGCCGACCGCGAAATATGCTCCGCCCTCTTCTGTGCGCCAGACGTCTGCGGCGCGGCTGTCTTGGGAAAGGTGGAAATCAGGGAAGGCTTGCGGGATTGCCTTGTCCTCTACGACCGCTCGGATTTGTCTGCCGAAGTCTGTGGCCAGTTGGCTGTTGTAGGAACAGGACATCGTGTAGCGTTGAGGGTTCTTAGCCATGTAGTAGGATGGGAAGAGGACTGTGCCAAAAGTGGATTTGGCGTGGCGTGGCGGCATTGTGATGAGGAGGTTGTCTACGCCAAGTGTGCCGCGCTCTAGCTTGTCTAGGGCGTCGATAAGTTCGAGTTGAAAGTCTGCGAGTTCCCAGTCCGGGTACATCAGGCGGACAAAACCCTCGAAACTGTCAGATGCGTCGCGTAGGCGGAGGAGGTATCGGGCGACCTCGCGCTTGGTGGGGCTAGACATTCTTGCGGCGCAGCCGTTGAGACATCAGAATTTCGAACTTCGTCTCTGGATCGCGAATGCTGCCAGCCATGACCGTCATAAAGTGGTCGAAGATCGCAGCCTTGCGCTTTTCTGGCGGGACTGCGGACAGATCGACTTGCGACATGGCGTGGCCGAACTCGGATAGGTTAAGTTCTGACGGTATGCTGTCTTTTTGGCGGTTCTTAATCAGCATCTTCTATAATCTCCCCTTCAATAGTGTTAATGCCAGACGCGATTGCTTCGAGTTCTTCGCGTGACATCTCCGTTAGGTTCTTCACTTGGTGTTCGTGCTGGACGTATGAAGCGTTTAGGTCTGGAACGACCTTGTTAAGTAGCATTCCAAAGACGCGAGCCTGCGTTGGAGACCACTCCTTGCCGTTCATTACGACTTCGTTGGCCACTGTGATCTGATCGCCTACAAAACGTGCGATCTGGCCACGTATTTGCGCGGATTGC